AACATAAAGAAACATACCAGAGACACCAAGAACGAAGGCTACAAAAGAAACCTTATGGTCTATCACATGAACAGTAAAGGCCATGAGTTTAAGACTTGGACAAGGGGTAATAAACTTAAGGTTGGGCTTAAGTTGATCGAGTTGATAATGATAAAAATAAATATGGTTAATCTGGTAAACAAGAAGATAGGCAAAGCAACTACAAGTTATGTTGTCTTTACTGATAGGTTCATGAAGTATATAAGGCAGGGTAGATCGAATAGAATAGCTGCCTTTCCTATTTACCTACCTTGTCTTGATGTACCAAGAGAGTGGACTTCAATAGATAGCGGTGGTTACTTTACAGACAGACTAAAAACAAAAGCAATCAAGAGTTCTAATCAAGACTACCTAAACACACTACGAGGAGAAGACTTAACAACAAGTCTGAAAGCGTTAACTCTGGCGAGTCAGACAGCTTGGGGTGTAAATCAATTTGTATTAGAAACTCTTGAATACTGTTGGGAGGAACGAATAGAGGTTGGTTCATTGATAGATAGGGAGCTTGCAGAACTGCCAACAAAACCACTCGATATAGATACCAATAAGGAAGCACGAAAAGAGTGGCGGTACATGGCTTCTTTAATCCATGATATGAACGCACAGAATATGGTCAAGCGTTATCAGATACTATCCATGATTGATACAGCAAAAAGATATTGTGACGAAAAATTTTATCACGTTTACCAGTTTGATTTTACTGGTCGTATGTACCCACTAACTGCACACTTCCACCCACAAGGTAATGACATAGCTAGAGGGCTTCATAGATTCCATGAAGGTGCAGAGATAAAGACTAAGCAAGACTTGAATTGGTTAGCCATAGCAGGTGCTAATCATTGGGGTATGAATAAACATACCTATGAGGAACGACTTGAATGGGCTTACATAGAAGGAACTGATCTAGCAGAAGAAGTTTACAAAGACCCGATAGGTAATGTTGGTATATGGGGTAAAGCTAAAGAACCTTTTCAGTTTCTTGCTTGGTGTAAGGAGTGGTCGGAGTTTCAGATTACAGGGTGGGGTTATATATCCCATCATGTTTGCTGCCTTGATGGTACGAACAATGGCTATCAACACATAGCAGGTCTTATATCTAATCAACATCTAGCTAACAAAGTTAACCTACAAAATGTTAAACAACCACAGGATTTATATAAACAAATACTTGATGTTCTATTGATGCTACTGAAGTATGACAAGTCTGAACAGGCTGCAATCTGGTACGCACAGAAAGATTTATTGACGAGAAAGTTTATAAAAAAACCTGTACTTATGATTCCATATAACTCAACAACATTCGGCATAGCAAACTACATAGAAAGATATTTTGTAAATGAAAATGTTTTTATCGCAAAAAATTTTAAGAATAATTTTTATCTGGCAACCATGATAGAACAGGCAGTTAAGTATGTTACCCCAGAAAGCTATGAAGTATTGAAGTACTTGCAGACTACAGCGTTATGTTTTAACAAAGAGAACAAACCTATCTCTTGGCATACACCATCAGGGTTTCTTGTACAACAGAACTACTACAAGAATGATGTTAAAAGAGTAAAGACTAAATTAAGTAACTCAAGTGTCAGGCTTAGTCTAGCTGAACCTGATACTACTAAGGTGGATAAACGTAGACAGGCACAGGGTTTTCCTAGTAATTATATACATAGTCTTGATGCTGCACATTGCCACATGAGTTTAGTAGAAGCAAGCAAGCATGATTTAAAAAACTTTTGTGTCATACATGATTGCTATGGGAGTCCAGCTAGTGAGCTTCAAAGGTTTATCGAATGTGTAAAGCAAAGTTTCTTTAACATTTATAGCGACAACAATTTAGATAATTTATACCACCAAACAACACAACAACTAAGTGATACAAGTAAGTTACCAGCAGCACTAGATATGGGAGACTATAACATTACAGATGTGTTGACAGCACCATATATATTTACATAGCAAGAGATCAAGGTATAGTTAGGGAACGTCTTTTATAGACGCATTAAAACGGAAACCAAACCAAGGTATCAAACATGGAAGAACTCAAGCCTGAGACTATTAAGATAGTCACACCCAATCCTACAAACTTTAGGTATTCATATCTTGTAACCCCTGACGAGTACAAGGGTATCAAGAAATATAAAGCAGAATGTCTTATCAAGAAAGGCATTATGATGAAAGATGAAATGGGTAGAGAAGTTGATGCGGTAGAACATATCTACTCACAACTAGAAGAACTATTAGAAAGATGGAAGGTTGCATTAAAAGAACACTATCCAGATAGAAAGTTTACTCTTACCAAGAATAAGTTTGGAGAACCATCTCTTCCTTATTACTTAGAAGATGAATACTTAGTCATCAAGACAAGTAAGAAGGCAGGTGGGGTAAAACAAAATGGTGATGTATGGACTAATCCACCTGTTACTTTCTGGGCTAACGAAGACCCACTACGTCTTATGACAGACGAAGAGAAAGAACAGTATGAAAAGATTAGTCCTATGACAGAAGGCCAGATGTCTATGAAGTGTAGTGGTTATGACGCAGGTGCTAATGGTGTCGGTATTAGATGCCAACCTTTACAAGTCATAGTAAGAAAGCACGTTGAATGGACAGGTAGCCCAGACTTTCAAGCAGAAGCACCAAGTAGTTATGAAGAAAAAAGTACTGCGTCAACAGCAGCCGACTTCTAAATACAAGAGTAAATTTGAAAGTCAATTTGCTGACAACTTAACCAAAAAGAAAATTATCTTTACCTATGAAACTCTCAGCATTGACTATGAAATCACTTGCACCTATCGCCCTGACTTTATCCTCAACAATTTTATTGTTGAAACGAAGGGCTACTTCTCGAAAGAAGATAGACGCAAACATCTTGCGATTAAGGAGAAACGACCCGACCTAGATATAAGGTTCTGTTTTCAAAATAGCAGAACCAAACTATCCAAAGCCAAGAACTCTATCTCTTACGCCAAGTGGTGTGAGA